ATGGGCGGCGACGAGGTGGCGAAGTACAACCGCTCCGAGTTCACCGTTCACTTCCCGAAGACTGGATCGCTGTTGCTGTTCGGGCACGCCGAGGACGACCGGGCGGTCGAGAAGTATCTCTCGTCGGAGTGGGATCTGATCGTGTTCGACGAGATCGTGACGTTCCTGCTGCGGGAGTTCCTGCTGATCTCCGCGTCAGCCCGAACGACCCTCGACAGCGGGCGCATCGCTTACGTGCGCGGCGGCACGAACCCGGTCGGACGCGGGGCGAAGTGGGTCAAGCAGTACTTCCTCACGAAGAACCCTTCGTATGAGGAGGCGCCGGACTACAACCCCGACGAGTGGGAAGCGATCCACATCGACATGGACGACAACGTTCACATCGATCAGCAGTCCTACGAGAAGCGCCTGATGGCGCTGCCGAACGAGGCGCTCCGGCGGGCGTATCGGCACGGCGAGTGGATCACGGAAGGCGTCATGTTCTCGGAGTGGCGCGAGCGCGACGATGAAGGACGCCCGTGGCACGTCGTCGAGGAGCTACCGCGCGTCAAGGGCGTGCCAATCACGGAGCTGCCGTGGGTCGAGATTGTGCGGTCGCTCGATTGGGGCTACGCGGAGGAAGGCACGCCGGGCTGCTGCCTGTGGTTCGCGTGTCTGCCAGACGGCACGTCGGTCTGCTTCGACGAGTACTACTTCAAGCAGACGCTGCCTGCCGACGCGGCGGCGGAGATCAAGCGGCGCAGCGCGGGCATGAAGATTCGCTACACGGTCGCCGACCCGCAGATGTTCGCGGAGCACTACGGCGAATCACTGGCGGAGACGTTTGCGCGTGAAGGCGTGCCGCTCATCGACGGCGACAACGAGCGCATCAGCGGGTGGGTGCGGATGCACGCCTGGCTGCGTGAGACGGTGGACGACAGCGTAGTGAAGCGACCCCGGCTGCAGTTCTATCGGCTCGGGTGCCCGACCGCGATTCGCACGATCCCCGAGATGGTGGTCGATCCGAAGAACCCCGAGGACATGGTGACGCGCGGGGTCGAGGACGAGGCCGCGGACTGCACGCGGTATTTCGTAATGAGCCGGCCCTCCCCCTCGAAGGAGCCGCCGGTTGACGAAGGGCTGAAAGAGATCCTGGCGATGATCGCCAAACAGAAGCGGGCCAGCGGGCGCATCGGCACTGAGGCCACACGGAGGGCATCGTGAGTGAAGAGAAGACGGGCGGTGTAGTCGGCAAGTGGCGCTCGGAGATCGCCGCCTCGAAGAAACTCCGCGACACGCTTATGGCTGACTGGCGGGAGAACGTCAACTTCCGCGTACAGAAGCCCTACGGCCCCGGTGAGGTGAAAGAAGATCGGATCGCGGTGCCGGAGGATTGGGCACGGACGCGCCAGAAGAAGGCGCAGCTCATGTTCCAGGTGCCGAAGGTCGTTCTGAGTGCGAAGCGCCCCGACTACGCGCCGGCCGCGCCGATCTTCCAGGCGGTTCTGAACCACAAGCTGCACCACGAGATCAAGGCCGAGGTCATGCTCGACGAGTGCCTCAGCGATGTGGTGAACGCCGCGGGTCTGATGGTGTCGAAGGTCGGCATTCAGCAGGTCACAGAGATGATCGAAATGCCGGAGGTCGATGTCGCGACGCTGCCGCCGGAGCAGCAGCTCGCGATGTTGCAGGTCGGCGGCCCGAAAATGATCGAGGTGCCGAAGGTCATCTACCAGTGCTTCAAGTGGGATCGGATCTCGCCCGGTGCGTTTCTCTGGCCGGCGGCGTTCACAGGCTCGAATTGGGACGATGCGCCGTGGCTCGGACACGAGTCGTTCATGTTGCTGGAGGAGGCGAAGAAGACCTTCACGGCGCTGCCGCCGGACTTCACATCAGAGACGAGTTCACGACCGGACCTGCTCTCGAAGGACATCCTGTCGGACTCGAAGACGGAGTATCCGACCGGCTACGTGAAGGTGCAGGAGATTTTCTACAAGTGCTACCTGTACGACCCGGCGTCGAAGCACCCGGAGCACATCAAGCGCATCGTGTTCGTCGAAGGACATGACGAGCCGGTGGTGCATGAAGACTTCCAGTGGCAGGAGTACGTGGACCCGCAGATGCTGCCGGAGGAGACGAACCCCGAGACGGGCGAAGTGGTGCAGCCGGCCCGCGAAGTGCCGGGTCACTACGTCGGCGTGCGGAAGTTCCCGATTCGGGTCGCGACCCTCGATTACGTCAGCGACCTCGCGACCCCGCCCTCGGACTCACAGGCCGGCCGCACGCAGGTCCGCGAGCTGTCGCGTTCGCGCTCGCAGATGCTGCGGCAGCGGGATCGCTCGATTCCGATTCGGTGGTTCGACACGAACCGTCTCGATGCGGCGGTGATCGCCGCGATCGAGGCGGGCGAGTGGCAGGACTTGATCCCGGTCAACGGACCCGGCGAGCGTGTGATCGGCGAAGTGGCGCGGGCGCAGTATCCGCGGGAGAACTTCACGTTCCAGAGCATCATCAACTCCGACCTCGATCGGTCGTGGTCGCTCTCGAACAATCAGCTTGCGTCGCAGTCCGACAACACGCGCAGCGCGACCGAAGCCAACATCATCCAGTCCGCCGCCAACATCCGTCTCGAATACGAGAAGGCGCGGGTCAATCGGTACGTGGTCGAGGGCACCGAAGTGCTGGCCGGACTCGTGCAGTTGTTCGCCGACGAGACGGACTACGTGGAGCTGACCGGCGCGGATGGCGCGAAGCGGATGGCGGCGTGGGATCGAAAGACCGTGCAGGGCGAGTTCGCCTTCGACATCGTGCCCGACTCCGGGGACCGGCTCGACCCGTCCGTGCGCCAGGAGCGCGTCCTGAAGCTGTATAACCTGGCCGCGAACGACCCGACGATCAACCGGCCGATGCTCACGCAGCAGCTCGTCGAGTCTTACGGCATGGACCCGGCGGTCGTGATGCAAACGCCGCCGGAGCAGCAGCCGGAGCCACCGAACATCTCGTATCGGTTCTCGGGCGAGGACATGCTGAACCCGATGGCCGTCGCGATGCTGATCAAGTCAGGGCAGGCACCAGGCGCCGAGGAGATCAAAGCCGCGGCGCTGATGATCAAGGACGCGATGCAGCAGATTCAGATTGCGCAGCCGCCGCCGGAGCCGCTGGGCGGCGCACCGGGCGAACCGCCTGCGCCCGGCCAGGAGCCGGTTGAACCGCCCGAGACGGTGAACCCCATCCTGAAACGGGCGAACGACGGATCGAGGTTGATGTGAGCGACACGCCGATTGGCGATGCGGTCGAGAAGCTGAAGGATCTGCCGCTCAACGAGCTGCAGGTCGGAGGCGTCCTGTCGAACGATGACGCGGGCGTAGAGGGCCGGTTTCAGAAGAAGGTCGGCAAAGGTAAGTCGGTCGCCGTCGAGGGCGGCTGGATGAAACGCGCCGGCTACCGGGTCGCTGGCATGTTCGGCTGGACGTTCTGATGTCGTCGTTCGACCCCGAAGGCAAGATGCAGCAGGTCCGCGAGCAGGGGCTGCACCGCGGCAAGAGCGCGGACGTAGACCTCGGCAAAGCCACGTGCCATCCGCAGCGGAAGCACTACATGAAGGGCTTCTGTCGGGAGTGCTACAACGCGCAGCCGGCGCTCGTGCGCGAGCGCGACATCGCGGAGAAGCGGGGTCTGCTGACGGTGTTTCAGGAATCAATGAGGCTGCAGCGGATGGCTGAAGACGCTCGCGCTGAGGTCAAGCGCATCGAGGGCATGGCGGCGCAGGCGAAGGAGATTCTCCGCGAGCGCCTGCCGGACTACGCCCGGTTGCATTGGGAGGCGGCGCAGATGGCCGCGCTCCGCGGGGACGCGAGGCCGACCGAGTGGGCGCTGCAGTCGATCAAGGATGGCAAGGAGACGGTCGTCGAAGCTCCGGCCAAGGTCGCCTCCGCGGGGGAGGGCGGTGTGAAGGTGATTGTGGGTGTCCAGTTGAGCGGACTCCAACCGGCCCTCGGCGCGTCTAACGTAGTGGAAGCAATCAGTGTGCCCACGAGTGAGCCCACCGATTGACACATACGGCACGATTGTTGCACAATGGCTGTTGAGCGTCACGTCTTCAAGATTCGCCATTTCGCTTGTCGTAAGTGCGGCGAGTATCGGGAGCAGTTGGCCTGGGACTACGACACGTTCGAGTGTTGCGGTCAGCAGATGGTCGAGACGTACCGGACAGCCACGAAGGCGCCGAGCGTCCTCGGGGACGAGATC